TTGCTTGGCGAAGCAGGTAAGAAGTGCTGGAAGGGTTACAAAAAAGCAGGAACTCAGAAACTGTTTGGTAAGACTTACAATCGCTGCGTAAAAGCAGGTGATGAAGTTATTCATGATGGTGAGCAGATTGATGAGAAGAAAGGATGCAATCATAGTCACAAAGGAGAAGAGTGCCCTGTACATGGAACTTCTGAGTGTGGTCCTAAGTTTAAGGGTGGCGATGGCGGAAAGATGGGTCCAGATAAAAATTATGTAAAACCAATGAGCGAGGCAGTAAGAATTCCATCTAAGACTGGAAATATTATTCTTGTAGGATTCTCCTGGAGAGGTAAGTTCTATATGATTAAGATGTTCTTCCCATCTGTTAAGGTTCCTGGGAGAAGTGAAGTACAGGATCAACTTGATAAAGTATATCCTGGTGCTAAGGTAAGGAATTATGAAGTTTCTGAATATACTCCAGGCAATCCCCTCCTACATACGGAAGACTGGCAAAAGAAGTCAGGAAAGGATCCAGAAGGAGGTTTAAATGAAAAAGGTAGGAAGTCGTATGAACGTCAAAACCCAGGAAGCGATCTTAAAAGACCTTCAAAGAAAGTTGGGAACAAGCGTAGAGCGTCTTTTTGTGCGAGGATGAAGGGTATGAAGAAGAAACTGACTTCTGCCAAAACTGCTAACGACCCAGATAGCAGAATCAATAAATCACTTAGAGCCTGGAACTGTTGATAACTTATGCCTGATAATGTATATCTTGGAAATCCAAATCTAAAAAAAGCAAACACGGCGATTGAATTTACACAAGAACAAATCTTAGAATTTGTCAAGTGTAAAGAAGATCCCGTGTATTTTGCTAATAATTATATTAAAATCGTTTCTCTAGATGAAGGATTAACTCAATTTCATCCGTATCATTTTCAAGAGAAATTAATTAATAATTTTCATGGCAACAGATTCAACATCTGTAAGATGCCACGTCAGACTGGTAAATCGACTACAGTTGTATCTTACCTTTTGCATTATGCTGTGTTTAATGACAGCGTGAACATTGGTATTCTGGCAAACAAAGCAGCAACTGCGAGGGAACTCCTTGGAAGGTTACAAACTGCATACGAAAACTTACCTAAGTGGATGCAACAGGGTATTATTGCATGGAACAAAGGATCTCTGGAGTTAGAAAATGGCAGTAAGATATTGGCAGCTTCTACGTCTGCAAGTGCTGTCCGAGGTATGTCGTTCAACATCCTCTTTCTCGACGAGTTCGCGTTTGTCCCAAATCACGTCGCTGACTCGTTCTTTGCATCTGTTTATCCTACTATTACTTCTGGTAAAAACACCAAAGTAATCATCGTATCTACGCCACACGGTATGAATCATTTCTACCGTATGTGGCACGATGCGGAGAGGGGGAAGAACGAATATATTCCAACAGATGTTCATTGGTCAGAAGTTCCTGGTAGAGATGAAGTCTGGAAAGAACAAACAATCGCTAACACTAGCGAACAACAGTTCAAGGTCGAGTTCGAGTGTGAATTCCTTGGTTCCGTTGATACTCTGATTGCACCCAGCAAGTTAAGAACTCTGGTATATGACAATCCTATTCAAAGAAATGCTGGACTGGATGTATATATTGCACCACAAGAGAATCATGATTATGTAATGACGGTTGACGTTGCAAGAGGAGTTGGAGAAGACTATTCTGCTTTTGTTGTCGTAGATATTACTCAGTTTCCTCACCAAGTTGTTGCAAAATATAGAAACAATGATATAAAACCAATGTTGTTTCCTAACATAATCTATGAGGTTGCAAAAAATTATAATAGTGCGTTTATCTTGTGTGAGGTAAATGATATTGGAGATCAAGTAGCATCTATTCTCCAATATGATTTGGAATATCAAAATTTATTGATGTGTTCCATGAGAGGTAGAGCAGGGCAGATTGTTGGTCAAGGATTCTCTGGCAAGAAAACACAACTTGGTGTAAAAATGTCGAAGACCGTTAAAAAGGTTGGATCACTCAACCTAAAGACATTAATTGAAGAGAATAAACTTATTTTTAATGATTATGAAATTATTTCAGAACTAACAACTTTCATTTCAAAACATAATTCTTTTGAAGCAGAAGAAGGTTGTAATGATGACTTAGCAATGTGTTTAGTAATCTATGCATGGTTAGTGCAGATGGATTACTTTAAGGAACTGACTGATCAGGACGTAAGAAAAAGATTATATGAAGAGCAGAAGAATCAAATCGAGCAAGATATGGCTCCCTTTGGTTTCTTAAATGATGGTTTAAGTGAAGATAGTTTTGTTGATAGTTCTGGAGATAGATGGTTTACTGACGAATATGGCGATATGGCGCATATGTGGGAGTACCGTTAATGGATATAGATGGTCAGATTAAGTTGGGTCATCTACTTCTTCAAGATAGAAAATGTAAGAAGTGCGGTACAATAAAAAATTTAGTTGAAGAATTTTATAGAACACGGAAAGATAGGGGAGCTGTTGCCTCGTCGTATTCCTATGAGTGTAAAGAGTGTACAATAAAGAGAATAGTCGAAACCAAGAAAAAAAGAGATCCTTTTATTGATTGGAATTATCCAGATTGGTAGTTCACGTCTTGTTTCCCCTGTGAAAACATACCTTTTAATAAATATCTTTAGATAAACTGAGACCACGGAGAACTAACACATGGCGACTCCTCAATTATCTCCTGGAGTACTGGTAAGGGAGGTTGACCTAACAGTAGGAAGAGCTGATAATGTACTTGATAACATTGGTGCCATTTGCGGACCATTTGAAATTGGACCTGTTGAAGAAGTAACAAACATCCCAACAGAGCAAGACCTCATCAATGTATTTGGCGAACCAAAGAACGCAGACAGGCAATATGAGTATTGGATGAGTGCATCATCTTATCTCTCATATGGCGGCGTCCTTAAGGTCGTTAGAGCAGATGATGATGATCTGAAGAATGCTAATGCTGGCGTAGGTATCGCAAGCACAAGCGTTAAGATCAAAAACTACGACGACTACAGCAACAATTACGATACTGCGACTGATTTCTATTGGGCTGCTAAGAACCCAGGATCATGGGCAGAAAACCTGAAGGTTTGCTACATCGACGATGCTGCTGACCAAACACTCGGCATTACTACTACTAATGCAAGTGCCTTAGGTGCTAATGTTGGTGCTGGTATTACTGCAGCAATTACTGGAGTTCTCCCTGGATCAGGAACAACCTCCGTATTTACAGGATATGTAAAAGGTATCATTACTGGTGTTTCTACTAGCGGAACAAATAGTTCTGTTGACGTTAAGATTGTCTCTAGAGTTGACTCTGCTGGAACTGAAACTAGAATTGAATATTCAGAAGGAGATGGATTTGCATCCTTCGATACTTCAGATTCTGTCTTCTTTGTAGGTTCAGACGGAGCGAATGATAACGCTGGAACTACACCTGCATCTGCAGTTGACTGGTATGATCAACAGACCTTAGGTCTCACCAATTCGGTTATTTTCTGGAAAACTTTAGCACCAAAACCTGGTACTAGCGTCTACGTTGATGACAGACAAGGACATAATGATCAACTTCACATTGTAGTTGTTGATGATACTGGAGATGTAACTGGTGTCAAGGGTAATATCCTTGAGAAGCATGTCGATCTTTCTAAGGCAAGTGACGCTGTTTCTAACGTCAATGCACCTCAGAAGACATACTATAAAGATTACCTCCGCGATCTTTCTGCTAACATCTATGCAGGCAAGGATGTTCTGGCGGCAGCTGATTCCCACCACGGAACCATACCAGCAGCAACTGGATTTACTGCATACACTGGAGTAGCAGCTGCATCTTTCACTCCAGATACTGGAGCATCTAACCAGTCTGGAACTATTGCACAGGATAAGCAATTCCTTGCAATCGGTAATAAGACTTACAACCTCTTAGGTGGTAACGACTATCAGAGTACTGGTGGAGATGGTTATAAGGCAGACCTTGGAAAACTGATCACCGCTTACGGATTACTTTCAAACAAAGATGAAGTAGAGTGCGACTTTATCATTATGGGTCCTGGTTGTGCTACAGAAGCAGAATCACAAGCAAAAGCAAATTACCTCATCTCTGTTGCAGATGGAAGAAAAGATTGCATGGCTTGCATTGGTGCTCATAGAGCAAACTTGGTCGCATCACCTGGTGGTGGACTCTTAACTGCAGAGACACAAACTACGAATCTGATCAATTACTTCGGTCCTTTGTCATCCTCGTCTTACGCGACGTTCGATTCTGGATACAAGTACACCTTCGATAGATTTAACAATAAGTTCGTCTACATCCCAACCAACGCTGATGTTGGTGGAATGATGGCAAGAACTGCACTTCTGGCTTTCCCATGGTTCTCACCCGCTGGTCAGCAGCGTGGTGTACTGAACAATGCAGTCAAACTTGCTTACAACCCAAGCAAGGCACAAAGAGATCGTCTCTATCCTAAGAGAATCAACTCCTTCATCACTTCACCTGGTGCTGGAACGTTCCTCTTCGGTGATAAGACTGCTCTTGGATATGCTTCTGCATTCGACAGAATCAACGTTCGCCGTTTGTTCCTTACCATTGAACAATCACTGGAGAGAGCAGCACAGGCACAACTCTTTGAACTGAACGACGATCTGACAAGAGCGAACTTCAGAAACATCGTTGATCCATTCCTCCGTGATGTTCAAGCGAAAAGAGGACTCATTGACTATCTCGTCATTTGTGACGAGACCAATAACACTCCTGACGTGATTGACAACAATGAGTTCAGAGCAGACATCTTCCTGAAGCCTGCCAAGTCTATCAACTTCATTACCCTTACTTTCGTAGCAACGCGAACTGGCGTTTCTTTCTCGGAAGTAGCAGGTAGAGTTTGATCATTAAATTATAAAATAACGGAGGATTTCTAAAAATGTCAACTTTACGCACACTCTCTAAATTTCACAGCAGACTGCAAGGTGGTGGTGCAAGACCCAATCTATTTGAGGTCCGTCTCGATGCTCTGCCTGCAGCTGCTACAGGTTCAAACCCAAAAGCACAATGGGGAAAAACTGAGCAAGAAGACTTTAGTATTCTTTGTAAGGCAGCAAACCTGCCTGCATCGAATATTGCTTCTATCGATGTTCCCTTCAGAGGTCGTACTCTGAAGGTTGCTGGAGACAGAACCATTGATAACTGGACTATTACAGTTATCAACGACGAAGACTTCAGAATTAGAAATGCTATGGAAGCATGGATGAATGGTATTGCTAGACTTAGCAATAACACTGGAGCAACAAATCCAGATTCATATATGATTGACGCTGAAGTTCATCAACTTGGCAGAGGTTACTCTGGCAGTAGACACAGCAAGAAGAACTCTGATACTGCCGATGGTGGTTCAGTTACTCCTCTGAAGTCATATAAGTTCATCGACATCTTCCCAGTTGCTGTTTCTGCAATCGATCTTTCTTATGATTCTAGTGATACGATTGAAGAATTTACTGTAGAATTTGCAGTTCAAAGTTTTGAATCGCTCTCTACCGATCAAACTGGAATTAATTTGAAGTAATAAATAGAAGAGATAAAGTTCTAATATAATAATGTCAAAATTGTTTGGGTTCTCTATTGAGGACAACGAACCACTCTCACCGTCAGCGGTTTCCCCCGTTCCTCCTAATAACGAGGACGGGGTTGACCACTATATGAGTAGTGGTTTTTTTGGTTCTTATGTAGACATTGAAGGAGTCTATAAGACTGAATTTGATCTTATCAAAAGATATCGTGAGATGGCACTACACCCCGAGTGTGATAGTGCTATCGAAGACATTGTAAATGAGGCAATCGTTTCAGACTCCAACGACAGTCCTGTAGAAATTGAACTATCAAATCTTAATGCCAGTGATGGTATAAAGAAAACAATTAGACAAGAGTTTAAGCGTATTCTTGATTTATTGGACTTTGATAAGAAAGCGCATGAGATTTACCGTAACTGGTACATTGATGGAAGACTATATTATCATAAAATTATCGACCTGAAAAATCCCGAAGATGGTATTCAGGAACTTCGTTATATTGACGCAATGAAAATGCGTTATATAAGGAAGCAAAAAAAGAACAAACAAAAAGAATTAAACAGACTCAATCCTCTGAAAACTGATCCAATGGATTACGATTTTCCAGAGTTGGAAGAGTTTTTCATCTACAATCCAAAGACTATTGCTGGCAGCAATCCAATGTCAAACAGCACAAATCAAGGGATTAAGATGACCAAAGATTCGGTTGCATATTGCACCTCAGGTCTTGTAGACAGAAATAAAGGAAATACACTTTCTTATCTTCATAAAGCAATTAAATCACTCAATCAACTCCGTATGATTGAGGATTCTCTGGTCATTTATCGTTTGTCCAGAGCACCTGAACGTAGAATCTTCTATATTGATGTTGGTAATTTGCCTAAGATGAAGGCAGAACAATACCTTCGTGATGTTATGATGAGATATCGTAACAAAATGGTTTATGATGCTAACACTGGAGAGATCCGTGATGACAAAAAATACATGGCAATGCTTGAGGACTTCTGGCTTCCTAGGCGTGAGGGTGGAAGAGGAACCGAAATCTCCACTCTTCCTGGCGGACAAAACTTGGGAGAAATTACGGATATTGAGTATTTTAAAAAGAAACTCTACCGTTCGCTTAACGTCCCTCCCTCAAGAATGGATGGCGAAGGCGGGTTTAACTTGGGGAGATCTTCTGAGATCCTGAGAGACGAACTGAAGTTTACTAAGTTTGTTGGTCGTCTTAGAAAGAGATTTTCTGGCATGTTTAATGATATGCTGAGGACTCAATTACTCCTAAAGAACGTAATTACTCCTGAAGATTGGGAGTCAATGAGTGAGCACATTCAGTATGATTTCCTGTATGACAACCATTTCTCAGAACTGAAAGAAGCAGAACTGATGAATGAAAGATTGTCATTAGCAGCAACTGCAGAACCATATGTTGGAAAATACTACTCTCAGGACTATGTTCGTCGCAAGATTCTGCGTCAAACTGATATCGAAATCCTTGAGCAGGATAAGTTAATTGAAGCAGAAATTAAGGCAGGTGTCATTCCAGATCCCGCAACTATTGACCCAGCAACTGGTCAACCACTAGATGCAGGGGCAGATGCTGCAAGTATGGATTTGGGTCAACCACAAATGGAACCTGAAATTGATGCATCTGCTGCAGAACCCATTGAAATGCCCAAGGGTGGTGAGATATAAATACAAATAAATTTGTAACATGGAAAACATGGATGACCTTCTAGATAATATCATCACTGATGAATCGCCTTCGCAAATTAGCGATACGATTAAAGATATGCTCTATGCAAAAACAGCATCAAGAGTAGATTCATACAGGCAAACTGCTGCAAATGCACTTTTTAATGCAAGTGATGAAGTCTCTGATGATGAAGTAGAGACCAGTGATGGTGTTTAATTTATAAATAACAAATATAAGTAATATAAAAAAATGACAAGGGTTTTACCATTAGCAGCAAAAGCAGCATTGTCAGCAGGGGCAAGTAATAAAACCACTGTTGGTAATGCTACTGTTGTGAGAATTGTTGCCACTGCTGGTGTAGTAGTTGTTTTTAGACTTGATTCAGACGACAATGTTATTGGTTCGTTTACTCAACTCAATAATACGGTTGAATTAGTAGAAAAAAATCCAACTGACAAGATTTATGTTACTGGTGCTGCAGTTGAAGTTGCAAAAGTAGGTTACACCGCATAAAAAAATGAAACTAATCAGAGAAGAGATCGAATCAGTCAAATATCTTGTAGAGACTACTAAGTCTGGCAAGAAATCATTGTATATTGAGGGTGTTTTCCTCCAGGGCAACATTAAAAACCGTAATGGTCGTATGTACCCTATGGAAACTCTCCGTAAGGAAGTTTCTCGTTACAATGAATCAAACGTTCAGTCTGGCAGAGCACTCGGTGAACTCGGTCACCCCGATGGTCCTACCGTAAATCTCGATAGAGTTTCTCATAAGATCGTTTCTCTGAAAGAAAGCGGTTCAAACTTCATTGGTAAAGCAAAGATTTTGAGCACCCCAATGGGTAAAATTGCATCTGCTTTAGTTGAAGACGGCGTAAAACTCGGCGTTTCTTCTCGCGGTATTGGTTCATTAAAGCAAACCCGTGAGGGTGTTAACATCGTCGGTGACGATTTTATGTTAGCAACTGCTGCTGATATCGTTGCTGATCCTTCTGCTCCTGATGCATTTGTTGAAGGAATTATGGAAGGAAAAGAGTGGGTTTGGGATGGTGGACTTCTGCGTGAAAAGTATGCAGAGCAAACCAAAAAACAAATTAATACACTCGTAGACCAGAGAAGATTAGAAGAACATAAGTTGGAGTTATGGAATAACTTCCTTTCTAATCTTTAGTTTTATAAATAAATATAGTTTTTAATACCCGGCAATAACGGAGAGTTCAAATGTCTCGTGGAGATTTACAAGAAATGGAAGTAAAGACACAGCAATCCAAAACTGCTGTCAACGCTGGAGCTGCAGCTGCAGACCCTATGCCTAAGATGGCGGATCCTGGTACTCAACTCGCTAATGTTGAAGACCTTGGAGGTCCTACTCCAGAAAATTACAAGCCTGATGATGATTCGGCTAAACTGGCTACACCTGGTGGCACCCT